GGTCGTCATCATAAAATTTTTGCTGAAAAATTAGAAGGTATTGCAAATGGCACTATTAACCGTTTGATTGTTAATATGCCACCTAGACACACTAAATCTGAATTTGCTTCAACTTATTTTCCTGCTTGGATTATGGGTAAGACACCCAATCGTAAAATTATGCAAGCCACTCACACTGGTGAACTAGCAGTACGTTTTGGTCGTAAAGTTAGAAACATGATGGACACACCTGAGTATCAAAAAATATTTCCAGAAGTAACTTTATCATCCGATAGTAAATCTGCTGGTCGTTGGGAAACCAATAAAAACGGCGAATACTTTGCTGCGGGTGTTGGTGGTGCGATTACTGGTCGTGGTGCAGATTTAATGATTATTGACGATCCGCATTCAGAACAAGATGCTTTGAGTCCGACAGCTATGGAGTCTTGTTGGGAATGGTACACTTCTGGACCTAGACAGCGTTTACAACCAGGTGGGGCTATAGTTTTAGTTATGACCAGATGGAGTAATTTAGATCTTACCGCTAAATTATTAAGTGCTCAAAAAGAGCCGCTGGCCGATCAGTGGGATGTAGTTGAGTTTCCAGCTATCTTTCCTGAAACAGAAAAACCTTTATGGGAAGAGTTTTGGGGTAAAGATGAATTATTAAAAGTAAAAGCATCTCTACCTGCTATGAAATGGAATGCTCAATGGATGCAAACGCCTACCGCAGAAGAAGGTTCAATTATTAAAAGAGAATGGTGGCGTAAATGGGAGCATGATTCTTTACCAGCAGTTAATTACATAATTCAAAGTTACGATACGGCTTTCTCAAAAAAAGAAAATGCCGACTACTCTGCTATTTCTACTTGGGGTGTTTTTCGTCCCAATGAAGATGCGCCTGATTCAATCATATTATTAGATTGTCAAAAAGGTCGTTATGATTTTCCAGAGCTTAAAAGAGTGGCGATGGAAGAGTATAAATATTGGGAACCAGACATGGTGTTAATTGAAGCAAAAGCTTCAGGTACTCCTCTAACTCATGAGCTTAGAAGACTTGGCATTCCCGTAGTAAATTATTCGCCAACGAGAGGTCACGACAAAACAACTCGGATGCATTCAGTCGCACCTATTTTTGAAAGTGGTCTAGTTTATGCGCCCATAAGAGCTTTTTCAGAAGAGATGATAGAAGAATGTGCGTCTTTCCCCTTTGGTGCAAATGATGATTTATGTGATACTATGACTCAAGCTTTAATGAGATTTAGAGAAGGTGGTTTGCTTTCTTTGAATGATGACTATGAAGACGATGAAAAACCAATTACAAATAGAGTTTATTATTAATGGGTATTTACATAACACAATATGAAGAGGACGGAGTCTTAAAAGAGGGTCCTTGTATTTTGGCACACTCTTGGGAAAACGCTTTAGAGCAAGCGGATTATTTTAACTTAGAAATAGTTGGCGAGCTTAATACAAATGGCATGTTAGCGGCAGATAGAATTTTGCATTAAAAATGGCTATAGAAAATCAACCAATTGCACCTAACACTTTAAATGCTGACAAACCAAAATCAGTTGAAGAAGACGAATTGTTGCAAGTAATAGAGGGCGTGCAACAATCTGGCGAAGGTGGTTTTATTATACAAGACGATGGTAGTGCTGTTTTAGATACAGGCCAACCTGATATGGTTCAGTCTGATTTTAATCAAAACCTAGCAGAGCTAATAGAAGAATCGGAGTTAATGAACATAAGCAATCAATTAATTGATGGCATTGAAAAAGATAAAGCCTCTAGAGAAGATTGGGAAAAAACTTATATAGACGGACTTAAATATTTAGGTATGAAGTTTGATAGTGAAAGATCTGAACCTTTTGCTGGTGCTTCAGGGGTTATTCACCCTTTATTAGGAGAAGCCGTAACCACTTTTCAAGCACAAGCTTACAAAGAGTTGTTACCAGCAGGCGGTCCTGTAAAAACTCAAGTGGTGGGTCAATACGATTCCACCATAGAAGAACAAGCACAACGAGTCAAAGAATTTATGAACTATCAAATAGTTCATGTCATGGAAGAGTATGACGAAGAATTAGATCAGTTGTTATTTTATTTACCTCTAGCTGGTTCTGCTTTTAAAAAAATATATTATGACGAAGTCTTGGGGAGAGCTGTTTCTAAATTTGTTGCACCAGAAGATTTAATTGTGCCGTACTACACTACCGATTTAGAAAACTGTCCTAGAATTACTAACATAATAAAAATGCCTGAAAATGAGGTTCGTAAATTACAACAACAAGGATTTTATAAAAAGATAGATTTATATGGTGGCGAAGAAGCTACTAATTATTCAGGCGTTAAAGAAGAAATTGAAAAATTATCTGGTCTAGAACCAGAGTATGATTCAAGTGAAGTTAATTTGCTTTACGAAGTACATTGTAATTTAAATATACCTGGTTTTGAGGACATGTCAGCAGATGGTAGGCCCTCTGGTGTTAAATTACCTTATATAGTTACTATTGATGTAAACAGTCAAGCTGTTTTATCCATTAGAAGAAATTTTTTAGAGGATGATCCGTTAAGAAACAAAATAGATTATTTTGTCCACTTTAAATTTTTGCCAGGATTAGGTTTTTATGGGTTTGGTTTAACACATATGATCGGAGGACTTTCCAAGGCATCTACATCAATACTAAGGCAATTAATTGACGCAGGAACTCTTGCCAATCTACCTGCTGGGTTTAAGACAAGAGGGATTAGAATAAGAGACGAAGATTCTCCTATTCAGCCTGGAGAATTTAGAGATGTAGATGCCCCAGGTGGTTCATTGAGAGAGTCAATCCAACCCCTACCATTTAAAGAGCCAAGTGGGACGTTGTTAAATTTATTAGGAATTTTAGTTGAATCAGGTCAAAAATTTGCCTCTATTGCAGAAATAAACACTGGTCAAGGCAATCCTAATGCGCCAGTAGGTACCACTTTAGCTTTGCTAGAAAGATCTACTAAAGTTCTATCAGCCATACACAAAAGATTACACGCAGCACAAAAAAAAGAATTTAAATTGTTAGCTACTGTATTTAAAGAATATTTACCTAATGAATATCCATACATGACAGCTAACGGAAATATGCAAATCAAAATAAATGATTTTGATGATCGAGTAGACATAATTCCAGTTTCTAATCCTGATATTTTTAGCACTTCGCAAAGAATAGCTATGGCTCAAGAAATGATGCAGTTAGTACAATCCAACCCAGAAGTTCATGGACAGGGTGGAGTTTACGAAGCTTACCGTAGAATGTATGCAGCAATTGGGGTTGACAATATAGACGGTTTGCTAAACCCACCGCCGCCTTCCGAACCTATGCCGATAGAAGCTGGTTTAGAAAATAATACTTTAATTATGGCTCAAGCTGCTAAAGCTTTTCCACAACAAAATCATGACGCACATATAGCTATACATATGGCATTGTTGAATACTCCACCTGTGCAAAGTAATTTACAAGTGCAAGCTACTATACATGCACATATTATGGAACATTTACAAATGAAAGCTGACATGATCGCCTTAGAACAAATGCCTCCACAAGTAAGAAATCAATTCGAACAAATAAGTCAACAAGCACAACAATTAGGTGGCCAAGAAGGTCTAAATCTAAACATGCAGGCAAAAGATTTATTAGCACAGTTTTCTGCGCCTATACTTAGTGAATTAATTGTTGAGTTTACTGAAAAAATTGGACCGCCTTCAGATGAAGATCCTTTGGTTACTATCAGAAAACAAGAGTTAGCTTTGAAAGGTCAAGAATTAGCTCAAGAACAACAACAGTTTGTTGCTGATCAAAATCGTAGAAAAAATGATGCTTTAGCTAAAAATAGGTTAGATCAAGACCGCATAAATACTCAAGAAGATATTGCTGAAATGAAAGACGAAACAACCCAACAAAGATTAAAACAACAAAAACAACTAAAAATGTTAGATTTGATGAGTAAAAAATAATGAATGAAAAAAAATATAATGTTACTCGATCAGGTTATCCATTTCCTATTATCACTAATGCAACTTTAGAGGTTGCCCAAGACAAAGTTAGAAGAGAAAGAGCTAATGGAGTCAAAGGCTTAAAAATAGTACCAGCAAAATAACTTGCAAATTTTTTAATTTTAGTCGATTATACCCACATGAATAAAAATAAATTCACTTATCAAGGAAAAGGTACAGTAAAAACTAAAGACGTACAAAGCGTTGCAGTCAACACTAAACCTACCCCTGGTATGGGCAAAGGAAAAGCGAGAGGAGTAGGTATCGCTGAGTTCGGTACTAAGTTTTCTGGCGTTAATTAATGTCAGCTATTAATTTAAGAGACAAATATATAAAAGCTCTTGAAGATAGAAGACAAGACGTGGTTGATCAAATGCTAGCTGGAGTTAAAAGCATAGATCAATACGAATTTTTGCGTGGTCGTTACAGTTCTCTGGCTGACGCAGAAAATATATTTAGAGAGCTGCTAGGAAAATATATTGATGAAGACGAAGAATCAAGTAGTGGTTCCTGACCACATAGCCAAAGAAATAGAAGAGCAAAATAAAGAAACTGGCGAGGCTTTAGATGAAACTTATGTGCCAGAAGAAAAAAGAGTTTTAGATCCTACACTTTTAGATCAGAGTTTAATTGATCGTATGCCACAACCACAAGGTTATAGAATATTGGTTTTGCCTTATGCAGGTACTGGAGTATCTTCTGGTGGTATTCATTTAGTAAAAAGTCATATTGAAAGAGAAACTTTAGCGTCCGTTTGCGCCTATGTGGTAAAAATGGGAGATGGATGTTACAACGACTCTAAAAAGTTTGGCGACACCCCTTGGTGTCAAGAAAAACAATGGGTATTGATTGGCAGATATGCTGGTGCAAGATTCAAGTTAGGAGATGATGCTGAGTGTCGTCTCATAAATGATGACGAAGTCTTAGCCACTATAAAAGATCCAAACGATATAATTGCAGTATAGGAGTAAAAATGATTGAAGAAGCAAAAGAGTCAATAGTAGAAGAGGCAGAAGGGGTTGAAATAGTAGAACTAGATAGTCCTGCGCCTGCGCCAGAGGAAGTTGAAAAGGCTGAACCTGTGTCTACAGAAGAACCTGAGTCAACAGAAACTGTTAAGGAATCTGTTGACGAAGAAGAGGAGCTAGAAGAATATTCTTCTAAAGTACAAAAAAGGATAAATAACTTAACTAGAAAACTTCGTGAAGAAGAAAGAGCAAAAGATTCTGCTTTAAATTATGCTCAACAAATACAAGAAGAAAATAAAAAATTAAAAGGTTCTAAAGAAGTAACAGAAAAAAACTATTTGACAGAAGCAGAAAGTCGATTAGGTTCTCAAAGAGTACAAGCTACAAAAGCTTTAACAGAAGCACAAGCCAATGGAGATTTTGAAAAGGTTGCTAAAGCTACTGAAATCTTAACTAAAATAGCTGTTGAAGAAAATAAAATACAAACGCAAAAAAAAGAGCTTGAGTATCAAAATGCTCAAAAAGAAGAAGAAAATTTTCAAAATAATTTGAACAATGCGGCCAATCCAAGACCAAATCAAATAGATCCTAAAGCCCAAACTTGGGCAGATGAGAACGAATGGTTTGGTAAAGATCAGATTATGACTATGGGTGCTTTTACAATTGACAAACAATTAAAGCAAGAAGGATTTGATCCCTCCACAGATGAGTATTATACTGAGGTTGATAAACGTATGAGAGTGGAGTTTCCGCATAAGTTTGAAGACAATTCAAACGTAGCAGAAAAACCACAACAGCGAGTGGCATCGGCGGCTAGAGTGGACTCAAGTACATCTGGTAAGAGGCAAGTAAAATTGACTCCATCAGAAGTTCAAATGGCTAAAAAATTAAACGTACCGCTTACTGAGTACGCAAAATTTGTAAAAAGGTAAACTAAATGACAAATAAAAAAACAAAAATAGAGAAGGATGTTGAACAGAATTTTAATAACAGAACTGATCGTTCTGCGGACACTCGAGAGTCCCAAGAATCTCGCAAACCTTGGCAACCACCAACAATGTTAGAAACGCCAGAACCACCTGAAGGCTATGCTTACAGATGGATTCGTGCAGAGGTCTTAAATAGTCCTGATAACAAAAATATTATGTCTCGTCTGAGAGAAGGCTTTGAACTTGTACGTTCAGAAGAGATAGGAGATTTTCAGTTACCAACTATACAAGATGGAAAACACGCAGGTGTTGTATCAGTAGGAGGGTTGTTGTTAGCTAAGATACCTTTAGAGACAAGACAGGAAAGAAATGATTATTTCAATAAAAGAGCTGCAGAAATGCAATCTGCTGTCGACAATGATCTTATGAAGGAATCTGATAGTCGTTCTCCAATCGAAAGACCGAGAAGGACTTCAAGCGTAACTTTTGGCGGTGGCAAAAGGGAGTGACACTTAACACAAACTTAAAATTAAGGAAATAAAATGGCTAATAAAGATGCACCTTTCGGTTTTAAGCTTGTAGGCAAATTAGGTTCGAGTGTTCAAAATAACGGAACTACTGAATACGAAATTGCTTCAGGCGCAACTGGAAGTATTTTCTCAGGAGATCCTGTAAGAATGACTGCGGCTGGTACTATCCTTGTCCATGATGCGGCAAGTGAGCAACCAATCTTAGGAATTTTTAGAGGGTGTCAATTTAGCGACTCTGCGGGTAATGTGACTTTCAAATCTTTTTTCCCGACTGGTCAAACTTCAACAAGTACAATAGTTGCTTTTGTAGAAGATGATCCAAACAATCTCTACGAAGTACAATGTACTGGTTCCCTTGCTTTAGCTGCTGTTGGCGCTAATGTAGATCTAGCTTATACAGCTGGTTCTACTATTACTGGCCAATCAAAAGCTGAAGTTGATTCAGGAGCTACATCAGCTGCTGAAAATTTCAGAATCATAGGCTTTTCTAGAGATCCTGAAAACAACGAAAGGGGTTCTGCTAACGTAAACGTGATCGTTAAAATTAACGAACACCAATACACTACTACTACAGGAGTTTAATCATGGCTATAAATAGAGCACAACTCGCTAAAGAGTTAGAGCCTGGACTAAATGCCCTTTTTGGTATGGAGTACAGCAGATACGACAACGAACATGCAGAAATCTTTGAAGAGT